ATAAATTGGTACTTGAATTAGCTTTTTTTCTAGAAATATATAAATAATTTGCATTTGATGGTAACAATACTTCTTTTGACTTTACACCTACTAAAGGATCTCCAATTTTATTTGTTGATGAATTTTTTTTTAAAAGTAAAATATTACATTCATCTGTGCTACTAATAAATAGTTTAGCAATGTTTTGTATGTTATATTTATCAATAATATATGTTGAATCAGCGCTCACACTGCCATCTTCATTGATTTTATATTTATCGGATGAACTAAAAGATATTAATTTTTGTAAATCTTCTAAATTTACTAAATCTTCCTTTAGTGAACTAACTTGTGATTGCAAATTATCATTTTGCTTATTTATTATATTTGATAACTCGGTATAGATTTGTGCAATTCTATCTTCTTCCTCACTACTAGGTGTATAAGATTTAATATAAATTCCATCAGGTGTAATTACAGATGCAATTTTTGTAGACCATCTTTGATCAATTACACTTGAACTATTTTTAGTCACAACTGCGCTCACCGCAAAATGTAATACTCCTGAATTTTTCAAAGCATCAAATGGTACTTTCCATGCAAATTCACAAGTATCATTATTAATTGTTTTGTTAATCGCAATTGACTGACCCTTAACTCCCCTAAAATCAATCCAATTTATATAAACAATTGAATCTTGCATTTTTTGAATATCAGATAACTTGTTTCTGATTCTAAATTTAATCAGTTTAGAATTTCCATCATATTGCACTCCGAACAATCTAGATACATTATTAATATTAATAGTATGTGTATCTGTATCAATCGTAAGATATTCATCATCATAATCATATGCAACCGCATCAAAGCTTAGTCTCGCTTTTAATCCATCCATTTCTAGTCTCCTTTCACTTGAAGAATTCCTTTTAATGGTGTTTCTTTAATCCCATTAACATCAACACGAACCATCCAGTTATAAACACCAACAGAAAGTTCATCCGTTTGGCAAATCACCTTCAGAGATTCATCAATAGGAATTCTGATATATTCTTTGCCATCTTTATAAATAATAAACTCTAAAGAATCATCCTTACCAGGAACAAATACTTGTCCATTCTTATACTTAATTAAAATATCTG